TGATGAAAATGATGAAAATGATGAAAATAATGAAAATAATGAGTCTACACAATTGAATAAAAGTAAAATAAAAGAATCCAAAACTTCATGTCATTTAGAACTCGGTGATGTTATTGAAATAAGTGCCCCAAATAATCAACTCTATGATAAACAAACCTTTTATATTTTATTTATTGACGATGAAAAAATGAGTATAACTAATATTCAAAATCAATCGATTACTGATATTAAATTTGATAAAGACGGTAATATTCGGGATGAAAGTATTATTGAAATATCTTTATTAGGTCGCAGTGAAGAAAAAGGTTATGCTAGACAACACATGTTATTACCGAATACATGGGTGGATATTCATTTTGGTGGCGAAGTTCCTACGATCATAACTGGTGAAATTACCAATTTAGAAGAAGATATGATCGAAATTACTACTTACCCAGACTTAGGTGTTATTTATATTGATTTTCAATACAAAGGCATTCCTAAGGACATTCCAATTGAGCAAATATTAATACGCACAAAACCGGCGTCATTAGACAAAATCGAGTCCCTTATTAACATTAAAGAAAGCATTCCTGATGATTCAGACTTTGATATTCAACAAATGGAAAATGAACCAGCATCGTCTATGGAATACCTACCTTCGGGTGAAATGCTGATTAATGTACCCGAATCGGTGGAAGGCGACAAAACGTTAAAACAAGAATTAACTAGTATGTATCGTTCAGCAAATGAAATTATATATGGACAAGATCTTGGAGAACTTGTTCAAGAAATTGAATTGTCGGAACAGCAAAAACGCTATGGAATCGAAACGCAAACAAACGATATGTTAAATGTATTACTTTCACAAGTGCCAAATAAAGATCGTACTGATCGTGTGAAAAATGATATTCATTTGTTAATTCAACGTTTTCGTGAATTACGTAATAAATTTTCAAAATTCGACGACAATGGTAATTTATACGATATGAAATTACATGGTATTGGTCACAAACCTTTATCGGAACACATTTTTAATTTGGATACAAAATTAAAATGGGTAATGCCAGTGGTTTCTTTAAAACGCAAGGTGTATATGCCAAATAACCAAATTTTTGAAGATGTAAGTGAATATAAAAATACAGAAGTCCTTACAAAAGATGCCGATTTACAAGAAGATTATTTGAAAAATCGGTTACAAAGCGGCAGTGAAAGCGCGTATGTGAAATATAATCAAGAACTAAATCAGTCTTTTGTTCCATATGAATCTCCATCAAACGATCTTCCAAGTTTAACGTTTTCAAAGGAAATTCAAAGTTCACTCGAAAGTATTGTTCAAAATTTGGATAATTTTTATAGTACTGTGATAGGAAATGATAAAAACAATGTACAATATTTACGCAAACAATATGTTATTCAAAAGTATAATTTGGGAAATAACTATTTGGAACCAAAAATGTCTAAGACGGGACGTAAAGTGTTTATTAGAAATCAAATGACTCCAAATGAATCGATAAATGTTCAGTCAATGATGATGTTGCCAAAACCTGTATTTTATTTTTCGAATATAGATTTGCCTGGATCCTCTATATTACAAAAATCCCAATATTCGCAAAACTTTTTGTATTTATACAAAATATTCAATAAGAAATTAACTATTAATAATCATGTCATTGATGATTTTAATAAAGAATTAGATAAAGACGTTTGGGAAAATGCTTTATCTGGTTCATTTGAAAATGAAATACAACACTTTTCGTTAGGTGAATCATTAGAAAACCGTCCTGAACGATTCCAGAAATTTTCACAGTCAATCATTCCGGACACGCAAAATATTGTTCGTTTAATGGAGAAATTTTATGACAAAAGTCATTTTTCAGGTATGTTGGCAACACAGCGTTTTGTAAACAAATTGGAACCCTTTTTGATATATAACGATGATTTGAATTATAGTCAATATAACGCAATTCGATATTTTATTAAAGAACAACGCAAAGAATTTTTAGTAAAAATGTCAGAAAAGAAGGATGAATTCACAAAATACAGAGAATCGCTTCGTGGTTATAAATCGCAAGTATTACCCCACGTTATGGAAAAAATATTAGAAGAAAAGAAAGATATGTTCTCTGTTGTAAGTGAATATTATCATATAAATCACGATAAGAAGGATACTGTTAAATTAGATTCCTTCGAATGGTTGTCCAAAATGTATAAATCAGACGGCATTGTATTGTTCAGTAACATGATCGCGTTATATATGAATTCTCTCATCAGTCCAGAATCGTTAATGGATTCATTACAATTGGATGAAAATGATGATATGTCAAATATTGAAAAAATCAAAGCCGATGATTGTGCGCGTCGTATTATGTCCAAGAAATACGGTTCATTGAAAGATTTACAAAAAGACAATGGTGAAAAGGAAGTGTTTTATGACAAAGAATTTGATGACAGTCCATACGATTTATTAGACAAATACAAGGATGAGAAAAAGAAATTTGGGAATGATGAATTCCAAGAATTTCTGGAAGAAGTTCTCGTTCAAAAACATGAATATCCGCCCAAAATTGCGATTGAAGTTGCTGAAAATATGGTTCTAGGTAAAAAAATGGTCAGGGAGGGTGAATATGCTTTATTAGAAATAGTTCCAAAATTGCCAGAAGCAACCAAAATATCCGATTTAACGCAATTAGAAAAAGAGGAATTATTAAAAGAATCTGATATATTGAAAAAAACTGCTTATTATAAGCGTATGGGTAATCATTGGGTTCATGACGAAAGTGTCGATGAAGAAGCGTTCATTAATAACAATACACTCTTTTGTAACATGAGTAAAATTTGTTTTAAAGATCGTAAAACAAATGTATGTGACGATTTACCCGGAAGCACCAAAACAATGAAATTAAATCAAAAGAAAAAAATTTTAGATGAATTCGACCAACGATTTGCTGAATCTTCCGAACAAATACAAGAAAAAACGAAAGAACGCGTCGAACTTTCTATGAAGCATTTAAAACAAATGAATCGTCTTCGCGAAGTCCAATTATATAAATATAATATTATTGCTCATGAAATGGGGAAATATATTAAGGAAATATCGCGCATAAAATCTCCAAACGCAGAACAATTGGAAAATATATTAGGACAAGACGATTTTCCAAAGAAACAACAGGATATTGTCCAATTTTCGGAACAATTTTGTCGTGATCCTATGGTTGAAGAATTAGGCGACAATCAATATTGGTTATATTGTTCAGAAACAAATGTAAAATTACTTCCCAAATCGCTGTTTCAATTAGCCCGCGCATTTGTATCCAATGAAGATTATTCGGCTACACTCAATGACATTATTCGCAAACAAGGTATTGTTGACGGTGATTCTGTTTATGATAAAGAATGTAATTGTGTATTACAAAAACTCGATTTTGTCGACGAAAGTAATTACGATGAACATGGGTTAAAAATTGTATCAAACGACGTTATTGAAAAAGACGCATTAGAAGTAACCGTTACTGCGTTACAGCGAAAACGAAAAATATCAGATCGCGTTTTTGAAAATCCTGAAAGTGAAATGGTATTCAAACTAATTCGTTCATTATGTGGTCACATCGGTATTTCATCTGAAACGATAGAAGATGAATGTTTACGTATGACATTGGAACTTATTAATGAAACCTCTAATGTAAAAAGTGAGCGAATATATAAATTAGATGCCAAAGAAGCGCTCAACAAAAGTCCTCCGCAAAAATTGCCACCTTACGAAATATATCGCAATAAAATGATCATTTTAATTACTACATCGGTATTGTTAGTATGTATTCAAACACAAACGCCACCTTTCAAAACACAAAAAACATTCCCCGGTTGTGTCCAATCATTTCGTGGATTTCCTGACCATGGGGGTGCCATTGAAGATACGAGTGGATTAGACTATATGGTTTGTATATTGGGAACTATTAAAATGAAAAGCGCAAAACCGTGGAATTCGATCAAACCTTTACCAATTGAAATATTGAAACAAAACATGATACAAATTATAAAACAGGCAATTTTGCCTCGCAATGACATCATAAATGCGTATGTTAAGAAAGATGAATATTTATTAGAGCATCCCGACTTAGATATTCCAAACGAATATTCTATTCAACAATGGGTTCAATTTCTCCCACCCGTAATACCATTTGAAATCACTAAAACTCTCAAGGGTTTACCAAGTGATTACAAAAACGAATTAGACGAAATGCAGAAAACCGGTAATAATAAACAACGTATACAAATCGCAATGTTTAAATCAAAAATAACGCAATTTAGTTTTGCCATCGTGGAAAATATTAATAAAATTGTTCGGTCGAAAGGATTGTTATTAAAAACGGCGTCCAATATCTTTTTTACGGAAAACGCGTGTTGTAATGATAAGAAAACCAACACATGTTTGAGTTATTTTGAAGATAATAACAAAGAACTCATGGTATACAATCGGATGATTCGTGGATGGGAACAAATAATTAATGATGTAAAGCAACGCAGTGTTGCTCCCTTTTTATTCGATCCAAGAAAAAGTGGATTAACATATGATATGGGTTTACAACAAGATCATTTTGAGAAAAATGTGTATCTGGCATTCATACGCTATTGTAATTTAGATACACAGGCGCCCATTCCCATGGAAATACGAGCACTTTTCCCCGAAAAACTTACCGAATATAATCCAAGAGTATCCTTAACGGATAAAATTAATTTTTTGAAAGAAAATGGGAAAAAATTCTCCAATCAAAACTTGCTTCAATTAATGGATATTGTCAATAAACGTAATATTATAACTAACAATACAGTAAGACAAAAAGGAAATGATGTTTCGGCAATTCAAGACCTATTTCAATATGTCCAAGAACAAAACAATGATGACGATGATATTCCGCTATGTAGTAAATTCCGCGATCTTATGAATGGAGTATTGAATAAATACAATCCGAAATCAATGATTGCGGAAGACAGTGAAGAAACGTATAAACTAAACAATTGGTTGTCTCACGCAAATACTAACTTATTGGAACGTATTGTCGAATTTGTAGGTAGTCACGCCAAAATGCCTCGTTCAAAAAAGAAAAAATTGGAAGAACAATTAGCAAATGTCCATATTTGGAATATGGACGAAACGTACGAATATGGCAAAGGATTAACACAGAAAGATGAAACGTCGATGTATAACGTTACTCAATTTATACGCGAATCTGTATTTTCGATTTCTCGCGTTTATCCTGAAATAATTATGAATAATCATGATCATAGTAGTAAAGTCCATAAACATTGGAATTTCGTTAATTTCCACGAACAAGATATTTCAAAATTCATTGCCGATTCTTATGAAGGATTAAACGGTTTTAAAAATGATCGATCATTGAAAAATGTATTACAACATGTCCAAGAATCATTGACGCATTTGAGTACCTTTTTAAACCTTATTCCTGCGTTTTTACCGATTCATGTACCACCAAAAGATGAACAACCTGCTTTATCATATCATTCTTTGTTTACAAAACGCACTTTGTATATGATTTATAGTTATGTGTATTATTCCACATTATACGAATATATTAAAGCAGCAGATAACGACGAATTATTACAAGTTGATTTTATTACAAGTAAAACGATACGTCGCGAAGATATACAAAATGAACGATCGAACGCAATTATTGGTACATCAAACGAAGAAGATTTAAATGAAGTCCAAGAACAATATGCCGATGATTTAGAAGAAGTTCAAATTGTTGCAGGTCAACATGAACAACTCAAAATCAGGATTGGAGAGTTATTGCTCACTCTTATCAATATGGAAATGAACAACAAGAAAACCGTCGATTTGAAATATGGCGATATTCAAAAACGCATTACACGATCCAGGTTAAACGAAAAGAAAATGATTACCGATTTCTTGAAAAACATGGACGATGACGAACGTCGTGTCGAAGATACGAAGAAAATATTGAAATTGGGACGATGGAACGTTGGGTTAAAAAAAGGATTAGTTAATTATGACAAGGCGCGCTATGTAGAAGAACGCAACCAATTATTTGATCAAATGGCAAATCCAGAAAATATTGACATAGAAGATAGTGTAATTCAAGTGTCGGTTCAAGATTTAGAACAACAAGAGAATCAAGAAATAGACGACTTTTATGAAGAAGAGGCAAATGATATTCGTAATTTCATGGGTGATGACGCAGATGGCGCGTATTACGAAGAAGATATTGACGATGACTTTAGAGAAAACTAAGTCAAATCATTATAAAATTTTGTAAATCATGTATATACAAAATATTATGTTTGAAAGATCCGTTGTAAGATTATATAAAACCAATTATGCGATCGCATTATTCTTAATTTTGTTCACATCATTTCACGCATGTAAACCCAGTTTTGCTTATGGTAAAGATGGAGAATTTCGTCAATTTGGTGTAGGATTTCAGAATAAAACGGTTGTTCCTATTTGGGCAGTCGCAATTAGTTTGGCAATTTTTTCGTATTTAGCAGTTTTGTTTTATTTGAAAATGTAAACCGATGAACATTTCAATCCTCATATCATATTGAAATATTCAAATATTTAATTACATTGTTTTCATTGTTACACCAATTAAACTTACTAATAAACTAATGACACTTGTCAAATAAATCCAAGAAAAGTAACCGACTAATTTTTTCATTTTTACCAAACTTTGTAATTTTGACAATTGTCCTTCGTTTTCAAATACTGGATAAAAATCAAACGGAAAGTCCATTCCTGGAGTGGATTGTTCCTGTTTTCCACAATCTTCTTTGAAAAATTTGACGAATTCTTCTATATTTTTTTCATTGAATTGAGTTAATAAAAAGTTCTGATTAAATATAGTCGCGTCAGATGATTCGCGCAATTTTCCAAAAATGGAACTTTTAAATATTTCATTAATAAAATCACTATATCCTAAAATTCCTATAACCCATATACCAATTGAGTTTTCGAATATAGTGATTAAATCGGGATTAATTGCTAAAATTACAACGGTGATTAATAAAACCAAAAAGGCAGCAAATGTACTTCCCGCAATTGAAGAAACCTTGGATTTTGAAATTTTATCTATTTTTGCTTCAGTATCGTCTTGGACTGCCATTCGATAATATAATAAGGTTGCAATGAAACCGATAATATATGCGCCCAAATAGATTAACATCGAATTTCCAAACCCTCCTTCCGAATCATATACAACGCTAAACCAAAGTCCAAGAGGTACACTAAATCCAATACATAGTAAAAGTAATGTCATCAAATATTTTGGTTTTGATTTTGATTCATTATGACTATGATCTTCCGACATCTATATACATAAACGAAAGATATTGTAAACTCATGTTTTCTGTAAAAATAGTTATATGGGCGCAATTTTTTTCAAAAGAATCATATAATGGACTATCCACAGTTGATTGAAAGTAATTTTATGGAACATTTACAATCTAATTTGAAATCTTGTCATGAAACTAGAACTAAAACATATTCCATATTTTTAAACGGTGGAGTTTTAGTATGTTTATTTTTAGTTATTGGAATATTTTTATATTATCGGTATAAAGGAAAACCAAGTGCTTATGAAGTTCAACAGAAACTGTATAAAGACCAACAACATGTATTAGACCGAATTCGATTTTATCAAGCTCAGCAAAAAAATCTTATGACGTCACCGATAGGAAATTTATAATATTTCTTTATTTTATAATCTATTATAAAATGAATAATTCTGATTTAAGAGAACAACTACTTGAAGAAAATAATGGTCAAACACTATTTATTGGTTTATTAAATCAATTAAACAGTGTGGATGTCCAAGAAATCCGGATTTCCCAAGTGTTGTCCGGGAATATTGATTTTTCTATTTTACAAGATCGCGGGTTTAAAAATGTGAAATCTATTTTTGTGGAAAAGGAGGGTCAAATTACAAATTTATTGAATATTCCCGATACTGTAGAAACAATTCATTGTAACAATCAAATGCTTGTTCAATTGGAAAATTTACCCGTTTCGTTGGATACTCTTTCAATCAACAACAATGAAATTACTAAATTTGATTGCGGTTCTCTTCCTAAATTAAAGGTTCTTAATATTTCCAATAATGAATTAATTGAATTAAAAAATTTGCCCGAAACGCTAGAAATATTGGAATGTGAAAATAATCAACTCCGAGAACTCAATTTAGCAAATTCTTACAAATTACGAGAATTAATTTGTTCCAATAATCCCATTTTAGTATTACAAAATGTTCCGTCTTCTATTAGCAAATTAGAAATGGAAAATAATCCATTCATACAGATTGAAGAAAATAACGACGAAGAAAGTGTTCAAAAATTCAAGAAGAAATTGGATTATTTGGAAGGTGTGAATAGTTATTTTAAATTGAAAACGCAATACGAAACAAAACTGCGTAAACTAAAGCGTCAAGCATACGATAAAGGTAGTTCCAAAAAAGATTCTAAACGTCGTATACAAGGAGTAAAGGCACCATGTATTCATTGTAAACGCAATGTAAATACCCATTTTAGATTAGTGGATAATCGATATATTGCTTCATGTGGGGATACTGTGAAACCATGTGACTTGAACATCAAGTTATATAAAGGAGAATTTTATAGTATTTATGATTTATTAAACATATATTTAGACGAAATACAAGATGACAAACAAAAAATGATTGTATCCAAGATGGATTCTATATTTAAATACATTTCCGATCAAACCGCAAGTAAACATTTCGACGAAAATTTGGAGCGTTTTCAAGAAACGAGTAAATTATATAAAGAAGTTGAAAACGACTATGATGAAATATACAATAATATTGAAAATAAACAACAAATATTCAGAAAACGCGATCAAATATATCAAATTATGGAATCTCTTGATTTATTAAAAGATGAATATGCCAAAACAGGGAATCGAAAACTATTAATTTCTATTGCCGAATTGTATCAACGCGATTTAGAACCTGCGTTTAGCAATTTGCGTTTACTCAAATACAAACATAATTATGTTGATATTGATGATACTGTGGTTGGTAATCCGATTACTACATTAAAACAACTGTCTATTTGTCCACATAAGAAAGATTATATATATGGCGAAGCACCAAAAGTCGAGAAATTTGTTTGTGATCATATTTAAAAAAAATATACTATTATTTTATAGAATGGTAAAAAATCATAGTAGAAAAATAAAGAAAAAAGGTGGAGATAAACATCATCTTGGTGGTGAAACACAAATCGATGATAGAATATTCATACCAAAAGATATTGTTCGTGACAACCGATCTATTTATGAAGATAGTCAATTAAAGGATCCTGTAATAAAAGAACCTGTAGATCACATTCCATTGCCGAGTGAACCGGTTGATGTATCATCTACAGATATGGTAGAATCAAAACCAACTGAATCAGATGAACTTCAATTTCAGTTTACGCGGCATGTAATGAGTTGTAATAATCTAGACGAGGGAAAATGGTATAGTGGAGGTAAAGATTATGAACCCGGCGCAACTGCGTATGGTATTGAGAAGACAATTGAATACGCACGATCTGAGCAAAACGAGTTTTTTAATTTCAATCATGTATATGTATCGAATTTATACAGAACATGGATTACAGCAGTCTTGTTATATGGAACCAATTTAACTCAAAGTAACATATTAAATTTATATATAAGTCCTCATTTGAAAGAGTATCATGGAGCAATGAAACGCGGCAATTTTCCAAAAGAAATTAACCATATGGCTAATAAATTTTTAAAATTTTTGAAGACATTAAAAACGCTAGATGATAATGCGAAAAGTATAGGGGGTTCTGGTAATTTTCATAATAATTACACTAACAGTGATTATGAAAATCACCGTAGTTATGAAGGTACTCCTCTTCAAAGTAACCGTGGAAACTGGGACAAAGCATTAGATAGGAAAAACGAAATAGACGCAGAATTTTATAGAAACCTACCTAATAACATAATTCTACATTTACCACCTACGGAAAACTCTAAGGGAAATGACTCGCAAAAAATTACATACACAAAAGATGGTGTTGACGAATATAAAGTACAATCTTTCTGTGATATTCAAGATACTGCTGGTCCAAATAGTGGTCGCGGATTTATAGAAACCGGAAATTTACAAGATTTTATGGAATGGTATAATAGTAAGTCAAATTATTATGGAACATATAATAAGGAGAAAAAGGTTCATATTGTCACACATTCTCATATTATGCGTGAGTATTTGGCGCGTTTCCAGATAGATACAAACGACTCTAATAAACGCGAATTAATTAGGGCTATGAATAATGCAGAAAAAATTAAATTTAAGACCAAATTAAGATATATAATTAACCAAAGTCAGGCCAATCTTAAATTCGATTTAGATCTGCTTCAATATTACGATTATGACGGTGATGACAAACCCGGACCTATATATCCTATACGAAATTCTAATTGTTGGCATTTTATTACTACCAAAGATAAAGTATTGACAAATAAAAGTGTCAATGGAGCAATAGAAGAATTTAAGATACAGGCAGGCGTACCTATTAAAAAAACAGAGGCGAAGGACATGGAAACCAATGCAGCAAATAATTCCTTGTGTGGGAATTCAGGAAGTGTGGGACCTATGAGTGAAAAATGTTCTAACGACGGTGGACGAAAAACGAGAAAAAGACATATTCGTAGAACAAAAAAACGTTCTAAAAGAAAAAATAATAAGAGTCGCAAACATCATAAATAAATAATTGTATAATTCGAAATAATTATTTATTTTCTTCTACTTAGAGCCGCATACGCAACCATAATTGCTAAAATGCATGCCCAATAATAAAACGATTGTTTAATAAAGTCCATCTGAGTATTATAATTAAAACTATTCAAATAAGCCCAACATGCTTTGTATAAAATATAGATGATTACCAAAGAAATCAAAATATTTCCAAATACTCCTAGATCAAAATCTCCTAGTAACATTTTGAGTTTATTTTTTGTGGCACCGGCAAGTTTCGTTGTATTTTGTAATCCTTTTCCCATATTTTTTGTTACTAATTGTTGTGCTTTATTAGCATTTTCCATTTATATTATAAAATGATTTTATAATTCTGTAAAATAGTTGCTATTTCGTATAGACCATGCTGAAAAAGTTTTGCTATTTTGTTTAATAGGGAAGAATACACACCCGCGATGTTGTTCCATTAAATCTAATAAATATTCTTTTTGTTCGGTTTTTGATAATATAACTTTTTCCTCTTCTTGTTCATCATCTTCGGTTTCTGCTTCTTCATCATCTTCGGTTTCTGCTTCTTCATCATCTTCGGTTTCTGCTTCTTCATCATCTTCGGTTTCTGCTTCTTCATCATCTTCGGTTTCATCTTCTTCATCATCTTCTTTATCATCTTCGGTTTCTTCTTCTTTTTCATCATCTTCGGTTTCTTCTTCTTCTTTATCATCTTCGGTTTCTTCTTGTTCATCCTTTGATTCGTCGTCTTTT